ACGGCCGTGTCGCCTGATCTACAATTAGCAATTGAAAAAGGTGTGATGATTGCTAAAGCAGAAATGGCTGATATTATCAAAGGCGAAATGAATAAGTCTAGTAAACAATTTATTACAGAGCTAGGTAAAAACCATAACAAAACAACTGTATCAGAGGTTGAGTCAACTATTGTTAACTTGATTGAAAATACACAAGTTAGAGGTTACGAAATCTGGAATAAAGATGTAACAATTACTAAAAATAATTATTACAGAGTTTGGATTGGCTTAAAGTTACCAATGGGTGAGTACAATAAAATGTACAACTTCACAATAGCAGAGGCTGTTGACGCTTATAATACAAAAGAAAAAGCTAAGATTGCTTACGAAGAACTAATAGGTAAAAAAGATGAAAATAGTAATATACAGTAAGAACAACTGTCAATTTTGTACCAAGGCCAAACATATGATTAAGTCACTTGGCCTTGAATACGAAGAAAAGTCATTAGAGAAAGACTTTGATTCAGACCCTAGCAAAATGATGGAAGACATTGGTAAACCAGTAAGAACTATGCCACAAATAAAGATTGATGGTGATTTAGTTGGTGGTTATAATCAATTAGTAGAACATTTTGCTGACAAAGGTAAAGTTAATTTTAAGGGTGAGATTATTTAATGGCTGAGTATAGCTCACACGATTGGCGTAAACATACAGACGAAGCTGTTGTTGTAGATGGCGAACATGTATTAAAAGTAAATGATAGTAAAGTGTTATTTAAAAATCCACAATCTCTAAAAGAGGAAGAGGTTGATGTATCAAGGTTGATTAGGGTATATGTAAACAACAGAGAGGGTCATAGAAGAAGTGTCAAGTGATGATAATATAATACAATTTCCAACAAACAAGATTGTTGAAAAGTCCACAACAGGACCAAGAGTGAAAGATGATAAGGCTGCCAAAAGAATTAGAGATCATCAAACTAAACAGTTTGTAGAAACAGCAGTAGATGATATTAGTATGAATTTATTAAGACAACTATATGACTTATCAATTAAAACAGAGAAGAATACATTTACAAAAGACTTAGCTATGGTCGTTGATATGATTAGAGGTTTAGTCTATAGAGATTTTGATATGATACACCCAGCACAGAAATTATCAGACAAGTTGGTACATTTAAATAGTAATAAAGGCAGTGCTTTATCAGCTAGAATAGATTATACTAGTGTAATTGATAAACCAGCAAAGACTAATAAACCATTAAGTAAAGATGTAAAACAAGATTTAAATAATCTAAATGATTCAACCATATTTGAGGGAGATGATTTAGATGAATAACAAAATTCTTACGAGAATCGCCGTTGCCGGTCGTAAAATAGTATTTAATAAATCAATTGAAAAGGAGAAAAATCATGTTTGGTTTAAATAAAAATAAAACAGAAACTAGAGGAAGAAAAAAATTGTCTAAAAAGGCAAAAATTCTTAATCTATTACAAAGAGGTCAATCAGTATCTTGGAAAGCTTTAAACACTACTTACGGTTTAAAGTCACCTAGAGCTATGGTCGACACTTTAAGAGCTGAAGGTTTTATGATCTACGGTTCAAAATCAAAAGGTAACCATGTGTACAGAATGGGTACACCTACTAGAGCGATTATATCAGCAGGTATAAAAGCCCTATACGGAACACCTTTTAAATACGACAATGCTTCAGTTGTAGCACCTACAAAAGCTACAGTTGCTTCTATTGACGCCTAACACAATTGAGGGGGTGGCCTTCGGGCCACTTCTAACACAATGACATTTACACACGGACTAGGTTTAGGAGTTTTAGGTTGTATAGTTACCTTTATAGGTTTCTTTATGGCCTTTTTAGTTATAAATCATAATAAGAAAAAAGAATTAAAAAGATTAAAAGAATTGGAAGAGAGAAAAAAGTTTCCAGATCACTATTTTGGTGATGATACAGTATGATACACCACATTGATTGTTTAAAATTTTTAGAAACAAAAGCAGATGAATCTTTTGATGTGTGTATATCAAGCCCACCATATAATCTAGGAATAAATTACAGACAATACAAAGACACAAGAGAAGATTACATATCTTGGATGAAAGAGGTATGGTATGAAGTGTGTAGAGTTTTAAAACCAAATGGCCACCTATTTTTAAATTTAGGTTATTCAAAAGATAATCCTTTTGATGTATTTAAAATTGCTGAGAATGTGCCTTGGAAATTACAAAACAATATTATATGGGCAAAGTCAGTAGAGGTTGATGGTAAAGTTAGAGGTTATTCTACACCAACAACAAGCAAAAGATATTTACAAAATGGCTGGGAACATTTGTTTCATTTTACAAAAGACGGTAATACAGAGATAGATTTAAAATGGTCAGGTGTGCCTTATGATGAGGCATATAATAATGCTGAACGAAATAAAAAAAGAAGTGGTAGAGATTGGAGACCGACAACTAATTGTTGGCATATAACTTATCAAAGTAAAGCGACAAAAGATATTACAGCAGAGATAGCTGGTAAAGATAAACACCCAGCAATATTTCCTAGGCAGTTAGTAGAAAAGTGTTTAAAAGTATCTGGTCTTAAACAAGGAGTTGTATTTGATCCTTTTATGGGTACAGGCACAACGGCCGTGGTTGCCAAAGAGTATGATTTAGAGTATATTGGTTGTGAAATAGATAAAGCATATATAGAAACAGCAAACAGTAGATTAACACGAACATTATGATATTAGTAGATTTAAACCAAATATTGATTTCAAACTTAATGGCACAAGTTAGAGGTAAGGGTGATGTAAAACCAAACAAAGATATGATAAGACACATGGTCTTAAATTCTTTGAGAGGTTTCAATGTAAAGTTTAAAAAAGAATATGGTCAGATGGTACTATGTTCAGACGCTGGTAATCCATGGCGTAGAGATTTTTTCCCACAATACAAACATAGTAGAAAGATGGCCAGACAAGATGGTCCGTTTGATTGGGATAATATATTTAAGATTATAACGGAAGTAAAAAATGAGATAGCTAAAAACTTCCCTTACATAATGATGTATGTTGAGAACTGTGAAGCAGATGATATTATAGCAACATTATGTAAACAACAGACAGAGGATTTGTACCTGATTGTATCAGGCGACAAGGACTTTATACAACTACACCACTATGGTAATGTGTACCAATGGTCACCTTTCTTAAAAGGTTATATTGGTGAACAAGAGGATCCTGTAAGATTTTTAAGAGAACAAATTATTAAAGGTGATAGATCAGATGGTGTACCAAACATATTGAGTCCAGATGATCAGTTTGTAACTGGTACAAGACAGAAACCTATTACTAAACAAAAGTTGGCAGAGTGGTCTAATTTAGATAATATACCATTAGGCAGTGAAACCAAAAAAAACTACAACAGAAATAAGAAGTTAATTGATCTAACACAGATACCATTAACGATACAGGAAAACATTATAAATAAATACAAAGACTATAAAGTACCAGACAGGTCGCTCCTGTTACCATACTTTATTGATAATAAAATGAAGTCAATGATAGAAGTTATATCAGACTTTTGAAACATATATGGAGTAAATAATGGCTGAACAAGCAAACCCTAACTTAATTAGTAAACAAGCCATGGCGGCTATGTCAAGTACATCAGGTACTTCAGGCGAAACCGTACATGAAATCTTTACTAAAATTAATAACGCTAAAGATAAACCTAAAAAGATTGAAGTATTAAAAAAGTATGATAGTCCAGCTATCAGAGCAATCTTAAAGGCAGGATTTGATCCTAAAATCAAGTTTGTATTACCAGAAGGAACACCACCTTACATAGCGAATGATGTACCAGTAGGTACAGAGCACTCTATGTTAAGAAATGAGTATAGAAGATTATACCTTTTTATAGAGGGTGGCGATAATACAATTAGTAAAACTAAAAAAGAAACTTTGTTTATACAATTATTAGAAGGCTTACATCAAACAGAAGCTGAGTTAATGATAAATGTAAAAGATAAAACATTAAACAAAGCGTATAAAGGTCTAACAGAGCAAGTGGTAAAAGAAACCTTTGGCTGGGACGACAACTTTATGAGAATTACCAAGTAATTCAGACGAATCACATGGTCGGACACGCTCCGGCCATGCCAAAACCCTTACCTCCTAACGAAAATAAACGCTTGACTTATAGCGTAAAATGGTGTATTCTATAACAATAAATATAAGGAGAATATACTATGAAAAAATACTTGATTACATTAACAATCATATTGGCAACAATGTGGTTTACTTTAACAAGTTTAATGACCTCTGTTAAAGCTGATGATTATAATACGGCAGTTATAGGTCATATTATACAAACTAAAGTAAATGGCGATAACGCTGACGTTGCTAAGTTGTTAGAAAACGAAATGGCTAAGTTAGGTCACCAGTTTGCTTTAGAGTCAATACAAATAATACAGGCTTATTTACCTGCTATATTAGATGGTATTTTGGCTGAAATGAGATTACAAGCAGATAAAGAATATAAGTGTTCTTTATTAAAAGGTAGTGATATACAGGATGATTGTAAGTGATTTTTTTTATCTTAATCAAAAGGGAGAAAAATGTCAGATCAGAGAGTCAAAAAAATATTAAAGAGAGAATTATCTAGTAGAACAAAGTATAGAACAACATATAAAGATATTAAACATTATTTTAAAATGATCAATAAAGTTGTATTTAAAAACCAACTATCTCCGTTCAATGAAATTCTTATAAAAAAGATTTACAAAGATAAGTCTAAAAAATACTGTTATGGCCAAGTCACGGCATGGACATGGAAAAGAAAAGGCACAGTACAATACTGGCTAGAAATGTTACCAACATACAGAGATAAAAAAGACTTTATAGACACATTAGGACACGAAATGGTACACCTATATCAAATGGCCAATTTAGGTGACACAGGAAATCATAATAAAGTATTTTATAGTTTCCGACCAAAACTAAAGAAGATCGGCCTTGATTTATAATGAAAGAGAGAGTGAAGTATGAGAAAAGTAAAAGAGTTAGATCCCTATATTAAAGCAAGAGTTGGTGAGGCACTACTACAATTAAGAGAGTTGGTGAAACCATCAAATAGGTCGGGCACAAGTAAAGTATATTATGAGGGCAATTGGGTAATTGATATTCATAATAACTATACAGATAAACAAGCAGAAAAGATATTCGCCACGGCTAAATCATTTACAGATAAGTTAGAGTTTTTTCAAAAGAAGATGAACTATGCTTATGAGAATGTTGATGAGTCACCTATACAATCATATGAATATATAGCGAGGCTTAAATGAGATATGTAATAAAAACATTAATGGCAGTAGTTGTTGTTATGTTTTGTACAGGTACATTTTTGTATTATGTAAAAGACACAACTGCTAGAGCAGAGGCAAGTATACCTAGTTTACCAGACTTTGAACACACAAACAATCAACAGTTTTTAGCCAATGTTTTACAATGTGTTGATTACATAAATCACACTACTACAGATACACATGCTGTAAATGTAGAACTTTTATTAGCACAGGCAGCTTTAGAAAGTGGCTGGGGAAATAGTAGATTTGCTAGAGTTGGTAAAAACTTATTTGGTATTAGAACATATGATTTAAAAGAACCACATATGTTGCCTTCAAACAACCCTAAAAAGTGGGGTGTAAAAGTTTACCAACATGAATGTGATAGTGTTTTAAACTACATAACTATACTAAATAATGGTAGTGCTTATAAGAAGTACAGACAATTAAGGGAAGATGGTATAACCGATCCATATATTCTAGTAGAAACACTTGACGCTTACGCCAGTGATAAAAACTATTTTTCAAAAATCAAAAGCATATTAACCAAAATTAGAAAAGAATACAAAATCAAATAATGTTTTTAACGATACTAACATTTTTATCAGCCATATCTATATCTGTTATAGCTGCTGGCTATTCGATTATTGGTCTAGCAACACTATTTGCTGGTGCCGTAATACCTATTATTGCTATGGGTTCAGCACTAGAAGTTGGTAAGTTAGTAGCGGCCAGTTGGTTGTATCATAATTGGAATAGTGATGTACCAAGGTTATTAAAAGGGTATCTATTTGGTGCCATTATTATATTAATCTTTATTACCTCTATGGGTATCTTTGGTTTCTTATCAAAAGCACACCTAGACCAGGTCAAACCTACATCTAGTAATAATATTAAAATAGAACTATTAGATAAACAAATCAATCAACAAAATTTAATAATAGAACGAGCAGAGAAATCTCTAAATCTATTAGAC